TGGATATAAATAAGAATTGTTTGTTGCTTGAGCAAATTCTTTGAACGTTCCTTCGTTCCAGTTGAATATATCAAATATATTTTGTACTTGTAATTCTGTTAGGTTATCAGGAATATTTAGCGTATCTCCCCCTTGCGTGTTTTGTATTCCTTGATTGTTTTGCATTTTTCTTGGTCTACCCAATGTGAGTACCTCCTTTCTTTTTAGAGGTTTAATTCTTTTATAAGAATTTGTGAAATATTTTTATATTCTTTATAGGATATCTCTATAAGACGAATATCATTATTTTTACAATAATCTCGTTTGATTTGATCATTTATAATTCTTTTATTGTAAGCATCTTCCCCTCCAAAATGTTCAACAATTTGGAAATGTTGAATTCCTTGGGCTTCAATGGCGACTCCACATTTTCCAATATAAAAATCAAATGGAAGCGGTAATAGATTCCTACAATCATCAAACCATTTTTGAGGAATAAAATCTATATTATAACTTTTGAGTATCTTTCTAATACGCTTTTCCATATTAGACTCATGGCAAAATGGACATCCCCTTGGCTCATTACTAGTTCTTTTTGCAACTGATGAAAAATATTTATTCCCACAATCAGAGCAAATCCACCAAAATTTTTGGCTAGTATGAGAAGCTATCTTATTTGGAGTGATAGGATAATTTTCTTCATAATCCCATTCCAAAGCAATTTCTGGATGTTTGTATTGAAGATTATTACAATTTCCAATATACGTTGCATTGCAAAAATTGCATCCCGCATCTTTATCGCTTCTGGATGTAAGCCCCACAAGAGTTCTTTCAAAAGGCATTTCTTCTTTAGGGCATTTTAAACATTTAAATTTTAATTTTTTATTGGCACCTTTATATATTTGATTCTCAACTAATAAAAATGGTTTATTATTTATTTTTATCCAATTTTCTATATTTTCAATTGTATATATGTTTGAAGTATCAAATATTCCGGGATGGCTTCCACTCTTTAATTGAGACTGTAATGATATAAAAGGAACATAATATTTATATCCTTTATCGTCAATAAATGTCATTTTCCCGTTATTAATACCCCATTTTTCATATTCTGGGACATGGAATCCTGTATCATTAATATTTAAATATAATTTTACATTGTCCATTGTATAAGGATTTTGTATATCAAACTTAGCAAGTTTTGTTTTTCTATTCACAATATTATTTATAAACTTGTCTAGGGACATACTATATTTATATCCGTCAGCATCTCCAATATCTAAATATTTTTTACAATTTACATATTCATTGGACAACAGCAAATAGCCATTATTTTCTATAACTTCTTTGGCTTCTTCGTAAGAATATTGTTTTACTCCAGAGCATCTAGAACAAATATTTTTACTATATTTAAAAGTTGAAAAAGTTCTTTTACCTTCGTGCCCACATGCGAAAAGTATATCTAAATTATGTTCTTGGTCTTTATATACTGAACTTAAAAGCTTACAATCTTTTGCTTCTACAAAATTCTTTACATATTCATAACTCAATTTATTTACCATCTTATTTCTCCTCAAATATTTTCTCCTAATTTTAAATATAATACAGAGAGAATTTCTGTTAGGAGTACAGACTTTCAGGAGCGACCCTATCTCTCTGTTTTATAACATTTTATTCTACCACATTATTACGATTTTGTCAAGAGCTAAAAGCCATGTAAAAGACTCATCATATATTCCGCATCATCACTACCATCAGTTTCTTGTAGTAAATCTTTGTCTAATAAACTAGCATAATAATTCGCCATTGAGACACTACTATATCTGTCTTTACGTCCGGTAGAAGTAGATGGTTCTAATCGTATTAGTCCATTCATGGCTGCCGTATCTGACATTTCCAAATTAATACACTCGTTGACCAAAAGATTAACTTGGACATGACTTTGTAAAAACCATGCCTTAACATCTGATTCTGTTTTATTGTCTGCAAATTCTTTATTATTTTTGAGCAAATAAGTTTCTGCGTCAGTATCTTTGACAAGCAAATCAATCATCCTTTTTTGAAGCTTATCTCTCATTTCAACAGCCATTAGAGAATTTAATTTTGCATCTGCACTAATTGGATAAATTACAGGTAAGGCATTTAAAGATCTTGTATGCTCCAACAATTCCTCATATTTTGCATTCTCTAAACTATTATGTTGCATAGACGTCATTGCAGGGTATTCTTTATTACGACTTCCATCATATGTAGTCATACCTAATTGTTCATAAACATTAACGCCAATATTGGCGACATCAAGAACAACGACATTGACCTCAAAATCTTCCCATAATTGTTTTATTCTTAATGCTTGAAACATTGTATCTTTACCAGAATAAGACTCCATATAACAAACCTCACGACGATATCCATTTTTTTCTGGAATAAGTCTCATACATGTAAAAATAGACAAGTCATTTGCTTTTCCACCTCTGCTTGCTATATCACATGAAAGCAATCTTATTTCATCTATTTGTTTTTCTATAGCATATGGATTCCTTTTTTCTTTATAAAAACCATCCCTTTGAGGGTAAAAAGATTTTTCTATTTTCCTTGCTCTTTCAAACATACTTAATTTTAAATATGCTTTCGTGCTTTCTCCCCATGGAATGTTATCATACTCTTCTAATGCTGTAATCTCATCCATTTTAGATTTTTCACGCTTTATCAAGGCAGGAGTTTTAATCTTCCAAAGCAAAGATAAACTATAATCTAGGAAAATTGCGCCGGACTTTTCCCCCTTAAGCATAGATATAAGATTTTTCTTTGTTTCATCATACCACCATAGTCCCTTATGATATGCCGAAGAAATAAAAACTTCTTTTGGTTCTTCTATTAAGTCTAATTCGTCTTTATATTCATCCAAATTTAAATAAGGTGCTTGTCGTACAGCAGAAAATGGACGAATTACAGAATCAAGTACAGCCTTATCAATTAATCGAAATTCTTCGTAAATAGTAAAATTCGAGCGTTTCAATTTTTGTTGTCTATAAAGTTTTTTATCTTTATATTCTTATAGTTTTATTCCTATAAGTTCAGCATATATTTTATTCCAAATATATTGGAATACGGACACTCGTGGGAAGATTATATTTATTCACTTCCTATGCGTTACACTATTTTTTAACCTATTCGTAATCTAAAAAATTAGCACGGTATTGACGTTTCAGTTTTCACCGTTTTTGTCCGTTACAATTAATATATTGCTATATTAATGGGCAAACATTTACCTCTGCTCGAATCTTTACTTGCTACAATAGTAATAACACTACCATTATGAAAGTCTACTTGCCATTTATTCATATTGGTTGTTATATTACTTATTTCTCTAGCTAGATTAGGATGGTCATTCATTAAACTGGTTATTTTATCTCCCACCAGCACCCCCGCCTGATCTTTTGTGCTCGCAACCGCCACGATTTTTGAGCGTGGGTACAACACGGCTCTAGCACAAGCAAAAACAGCTAATAACCAAGTTTTACCCACAGCACGACTACAAATTGCGACGAAAGAATCACTTATAGACATCAAATATATCCATATTTTTTGCATAAAATGCAATTTTATACCAAAGTAATGCTCAACAAATCGGTGTATATTTCTTCTATAAAATGTACACCATTCTATAATTCTTTCTTCTTTATCTTGAGTCGCTTTTTTAGAAGTAATTATTTCAGCGGGACGTTTAAAAACATCAGTATTTTTTATATTCTTTACTTCATCTCTTTGAAAATTTTTATGAGAAGGCATATTTAGTCCTCCGAATAAACTGAATCATCACTTAATGCCTCAGTAGTATCTACAGCGCCTTCGAAATTAAAATCTTTTTGGAATCCCCAAAAATTAAGAAATGGTCTTAGTACATGAGTCTCAAACTCATTTTTTATATTATCTACATCTTTATATATAGATTTATCTTTATACCATTCACAAGGCTTGTATCTTTCTATATCTGCTAACCAAAGTCCATAAGCCTCTGCACTTTTACTTCCATCAGCCACTTTCTTCTGATCTGGACGAATAGCAGAACTCCCCATTAATTCTGCAAGAACTTTTACCTTTTTCTCTACCCCCGCACCATCTCTACTTTTTTCAATATCTAACATTTGGAAACAAATTTCTCGTAAAAGAATGGCTTTAGGACGATCATCTTTAAACGCATCTGCTCCACCCAAGGCGTTAAATTCTTTTTGTAAAAATTGAACATCTTCATATGGCCTTTTGCCCCAAAAGTCCTGTAGTTCTTGATAAGTTTCATTTTCTTCTTGTTCTGGAGTATTTGATATAAGAGACTCTTGCGTAGGATATTCTTCAAAAGTCAACGCCTTATCCCCTGCTAAATTAGCAAGAGTCATCAACTTACTCTTATAAATACCAAACACACTAAATTCTTCTTGCCCTCTCGCCTTACCCTTATCCATATGATTCTTAGTCGCGTCCACGGCGTTTGGAACCCATGCCAAATTTAAAATTTTACAAGTTCTCAATAAAGCTCTTTCAAAACTTCGTTCAACTGCATAAGAATTATCATATACTTGTCCACAACATTCTTTACAAATCGACATGAACCCATTACTATCCAAATCATCGACTTTAGTGTAGAACTCTTTTGACGATTTAATTTTTGTACATTTACGACAATACACCTGCAATTCTGATTCTTTACTTTTACCACTCATACTAACTTTTTTCTTCATTACACTTGTTGCCATTTTATTATCATCTCCTGTTTATAAAGATATAAAGGTGGGCAACGCGCCTACCATAATTGTTATTACATTGTGTTACTAGAGCCGCTGATGAGCATCGAACTC